CAATAAACCGAATGGCAATCCTACTGGAGAAGAAAAAACAGGAAGAGCCACTGCTGAGTATAAGAAAGCATTCTGGAACAGTATGCGTAAGAAGAATTACTATGATGTGCAGAATGCCCTGCAGGTAGGTACGGATACGGAAGGCGGCTATCTGGTACCTGATGAATTTGAGCGTACCTTAGTGGAAGCCTTAGAGGAAGAAAATTTCTTCCGTACCCTGGCAACCATTGTTAATACGTCAAGCGGTGACAGAAAAATTCCGGTAGTTTCTGCAAAGGGTGAGGCTTCCTGGATTGATGAAGAGGGTGCCTTTCCAGAATCGGATGATACATTCGGACAGGTGTCCATTGGAGCTTATAAAGTAGCCACGATGATTAAGGTTTCGGATGAACTATTAAACGATAATGCATTTAACTTAGAGGCTTACATCTCAAGAGAATTCGGTCGCAGGATTGGTTCCAAAGAGGAGGAAGCCTTTTTTATTGGAGACGGATCCGGAAAACCAACTGGAATCTTCAATGCTGTGGGCGGTGCTACAGAAGGAGTAACAACTGCAGGAGCCAATATCAGTTTTGATGATGTGATGGATTTATTCTATTCCCTGAAGTCTCCATACCGCAAAGAGGCAGTGTGGCTGCTTAACGATACCACCGTAAAAGCACTTCGTAAATTAAAGGATGGCAATGGGAATTATATCTGGCAGCCTTCCGTACAGGCAGGTCAGCCGGATATGGTTCTTAACCGACCTTACCATACTTCAGCCTATGCTCCAACGCTGGAAGCAGGAGCGAAAGTCATGGCTTTTGGAGATTTTTCATATTACTGGATTGCCGACAGACAGGGGAGAAGTTTTAAACGTTTGAATGAGTTATATGCAACGACAGGTCAGGTGGGATTTTTAGCTTCCCAAAGAGTAGATGGTAAGTTAATTTTACCAGAAGCCATTAAAACGATGATGCTGAAAGCTTAGTTGATAATAAGAATAGGTTGTGATGTGTTGCTCTTGAAGAAGGAGAGGTGAATGCAGTGATAGTGACATTAGAAGAAGCCAGGCAGTACCTCCGACTGGATTCCTCGGATGAGGATGATTTCATTACCGGGTTGATTGCCATGGGAGAACAGATGAGTGCGGATATTGCCAGAGTGAGCATAGAGCAGCTTGCAAAAGAAACCAAGATGGCCAGAATCTCCATCCTGTATGTAGTGGCATATCTGTATGAGCATCGGGAAGAAGCAGATCACGGCGATTTGGCACAAACCCTGCGTTCCCTCCTCTTTGGTATCCGCCGGGAGGTATTTTAAATGGCACTGGGGCAGTGGAAGGACAAAATTATCATCCAGAAAAGTACGCCGGGAAATGATGCGATAGGAAACCATACGCTTATCTGGGAGGATTATTACAGGTGCAGCACTCTGGCAAACAATTTATCCGGCAGGGAATATTGGGAAGCAGCTCAGGTAAATGAGGAGAAGGAACTGTATTTTCTGGTTCGCTACTGTTCGGAGACTGCCTGCCTGGATTCAGAGCATTACCGCATTTTATTCCGTAATCAGCTTTATAACATTACTTTTATTGACAATCGGTTTTATCAGAACAGGATGTTGAAAATCAGGGCATCGATTGTAAAGAGGTGAGGATATGGCAAATACAGTGAGTGTGGATGAAATGGCGGATGCCATCATGGAGGGATTGTTGGAGTATGCCGAGCTTGCCACCGATGAGATGAAGAAATGTGTAAAGAAAGCCGGTAATACCGTAAAGAAAGAGATTGAAGGCAGTGCGCCAAAGCTGACCGGGAAATATAAGAAAAGCTGGAGGGTGAAGACGCTCAAAGAAAGCAGCAGCGAATTGCTTGTGGTGGTACATTCCCCAACAAGATATATGTTGACTCACCTTTTGGAAAAAGGTCATGCAAAACGGGGCGGAGGAAGAGTAGCTGCCATGTCACACATTGCTCCCGCAGAAGAAGCCGGAATCAGGGAGCTGACGGTGGGGATCGAAAGGGGATTGAAAAAATGACACATGAACAAGTGCTTATGATGATGAAGGAGATGGAACTGCCCTATGCCTATGACCACTTTGTGGAAGGGGAAGCACCGGATCCGCCTTTTGCAGTATTTTTATATCCAAAAGCAGATAACTTTTCGGCGGATGGGATGCCCTACTATAAAATCAACCAGTTGGTTATCGAAGTCTATACGGACTTAAAAAATATTGAACTGGAGAAAAGTATCGAAGCCGTGTTGGAGAAGCACGGTATTTTTTATGCGAAAAGCGAAGTATGGATTGCATCGGAGCGTCTGTATGAGGTGCTTTATGAAATGGAGGCAGCGAATGAATAACAAAGTAAAATTTAATATTTGTAATGTCCACTATGCACTGGTTGTGGTGACGGAGGAGGGGGAGGTTTCTTTTACTGCACCAGTGGCAATACCCGGCGCGGTATCTTTAAGCCTTGACCCAAATGGGGAACCGGAATCCTTCTATGCCGATGGTGTGGAATATTACATCATTAATAACAACATGGGATATGATGGGGATTTGGAGCTTGCGATGATCCCGGAGTCTTTTCGAATGGACATTTTAAAAGAGGAAGCAGATGAAAATAAGGTGCTGGTAGAAAATGCCCATAATGAGACAGGGAGTTTTGCCCTGCTCTTTGAGTTTGATGGTGATATTAAGAAAATCCGCCATGTATTGTATAACTGCTCGGCATCTCGCCCAAAGATTGAATCCAAGACCAATGAAGAATCCAGAAAGGTACAGACGGAAACATTGGCAGTGAAAGCCAGACCTTTAGCGAATGGCTATGTGAAAGCAAAGACCGGAGATAAGACGACAGAAAGTGTCTATTCAGATTGGTATCAGGCTGTGTATATGCCAACAGTGAGCACAGGAGCATCACCTGCATCTCTGGATCTTTCACTATCGACAATAGCTGAGGAGGAGTTTTAGTCATGAGCATTATGAAGAGAATAGAAATTGACGGACAGGAAGTAGCGTTTAAAGCATCCGCAGCGATTCCACGAATATACCGTTTGAAATTCCAGAGAGATATCTATAAGGATTTGCAGGTCTTGGAAAAGAGTGTTGAAGTATCGGATGAAGAGAACTCCAATCTTGATTTGTTTAGCCTGGAGATGTTTGAGAATATCGCCTTTGTTATGGCAAAACATGCGGATCCTAAGATTGCCGATTCACCAGAGATTTGGCTGGATGAGTTTAATACCTTTTCCATCTATCAGATTTTGCCGCAGCTTATCGAACTATGGGGATTAAATATAAAGACAGATGTAGAGGCTAAAAAAAACTTCGCCCTACAGAGCGTGAAATGACCACTCCATTATTTTTACTTCGCTGTGTACAATTGGGGCTTTCCATGCAGGATTTGGAGTTGCTGTCCATTGGATTGATTAATGATATGTATGCAGAAAGCCGGAATGATGATTGTGAATATGCAGTTCTAGCTACACAGGAAGATATGAATCATTTTTAACAGACAGGACTTTTAAGTTTGATACTTAAGGGTCTTTTTTTATCGTAGAAGGGCGGTGGGATTTGTGGCATCGAGAATACAGGGAATCACGGTAGAGATTGGTGGTGATACCACAAAACTATCCACTGCCCTATCAAAAGTAAATAAGGAAATCAAGGATACACAGAGCCAGTTAAAGGATGTCAATAAGCTATTAAAACTGGATCCCGGCAATACGGAACTGATGGCACAAAAGCAGAAGCTTTTAACTCAGGCCATAGGGGAAACGAAAGAGAAGTTGGAGGCTTTAAAGACCGCACAGCAACAGGCAGCGGAGGCACTGGCAAAAGGAGAAATCAGTGCCAGCCAGTATGACGCCCTGCAAAGGGAAATCATTGAAACAGAGAAAGCGCTGGAGGAATTGGAAAAGCAGGCAGATCAGTCCGCAGTAGCCTTACAGAAAATCAGTGCTGCCGGAGAGAAACTAAAGTCAATCGGCTCCAACATTGAATTCGTCGGTCAGAAATTTTTACCTGTTACTGCTACCGTAACCGCACTTGGAACGATGGCGATCAAGACTGCAGCGGATTTTGATTCTGCCATGAGTAAGGTGGCGGCAGTATCTGGTGCCACTGGGGAAGATTTGGATAGGCTGCGTGAAAAAGCCCGTGAAATGGGGGCAAAAACAAAATTCTCTGCATCGGAAGCAGCAGAAGCCATGAATTACATGGCAATGGCCGGTTGGAAAACAGGTGATATGCTAAATGGTATTGAAGGGATTATGAATCTTGCCGCTGCCAGTGGAGAAGATTTGGCAACGACCTCGGATATCGTGACAGATGCATTGACTGCCCTTGGAATGACTGCAGCGGATTCCGGACATTTTGCGGATATTCTTGCGGCGGCATCCAGCAATGCCAATACCAACGTGGCGATGATGGGAGAGACATTTAAATACTGTGCTCCGGTAGCCGGTGCACTTGGCTATAGTGCGGAAGATACCGCAGAAGCCATCGGTCTTATGGCAAATGCAGGAGTCAAGTCCTCTCAGGCTGGTACCGCCATGCGTACTATGTTAACCAGCCTGCAGGGGGAGGTGACTTTTACAGGTGCCAGCTTTGGGGAGCTAACCGTGCAGACCACCAATGCTGACGGAAGTATGAGAAGTCTTGGAGATATCCTTATGGATTGCAGGACGGCTTTCTCACAGATGTCGGAATCGGAAAGGGCTGCTAATGCCGAGGCTATTGTTGGAAAAAATGCGATGAGCGGTTTCCTTGCAATTATGAATGCAGCCCCGGCAGACATTGAGAAGTTAAATAATGCCATAACCAATTGTGACGGTACAGCAGAATCTATGGCAGCGACCATGCAGGATAACTTAGCCGGTCAGCTGACTATCTTAAAAAGCCAGTTAGAGGAGCTGGCAATCTCCTTTGGCGAAATACTGATGCCGGCCATTCGTCAGATCGTGACATGGATTCAAGGGTTTGTGGATAAGCTGAATGGAATGGACGAGGGTACGAAGAAGATGGTGGTTACCATTGCATTACTGGCAGCCACAATCGGTCCGGTACTCATTATAATTGGCAAAGTGGTGGGAGCTGTCGGCACAATTATGACAGTAGTGCCGCAGATTGTAGCGGCTGTTTCTGGTGTGATTGCATTTGTAACAGGAACCTTGATTCCGGCTATTGGAGCAGTAGTTGCCACCATAGGCATTGTGCCGATTGCCATAGCAGCAGTCATAGCTATTATTATTCTTTTGTGGAACAAGTGTGAATGGTTCCGGGATGCAGTGGCAGTGGTATGGGAAGCCATCAAGACAGCCGTGGTTACGGTTTGGAATGCCATTGGAGAGTTTTTGACGAACCTTTGGAACGGGATTATATCGGTTGGACAGAATCTTTGGAATGGCATGGCTGCATTCTTTTCCAAGCTGTGGGAGGAGATTAAAAACGTATTCAATACCGTGTTGGAAGTAATTTCAACCCTGATTACGGCTAAATTCAATTTCTATAAGACAATCATCACCACCGTTTTAGCTGCCATTCAGACGGTATTTAATACGGTATGGGAAGCCATAAAAAATGTAGTCACTGTTGTGGTGACGGCGATACAGGCTTTTCTTACCGCTGCATGGAATACGATTCAATCCGTCATTACCACTGTTTTAAATACAATCAAAATGATTATCGATACGGTATGGAATGGGATCAAAACAGTGGTCACTATGGCAATGGATGCAGTAGCCAATACGATATCAACAGTGTGGAATACGGTAAAAAATACGATTTCTACCGTGCTAAATACCATAAAGACTACCATTTCGAATATTTTTCAAGGAATTGTCAGCGGTATCAGTAATAGCATGAGTAATGTTTATAGTGCCATTAAGGGAGGCTTTGATCAGGCAGTAGGTTTTGTGAAGGGACTGGCTTCCAGTGCATGGACATGGGGAGCTGATATTGTCAACGGGATTGCGAATGGGATTAAGGGAGCCATCGGAAATGTGGTCGAGGCGGTGAAAGGTATTGCAGAAAAAATCCGTTCCTTCCTGCATTTCTCCGTGCCGGATGAAGGTCCACTTACAGACTATGAATCCTGGATGCCGGATTTTATGGGTGGTCTTGCAAATGGTATTGAAAAAAGCCGCGGTCTGGTGGAGAAGGCTGTGAAGGGGGTTGCTTCCGATATGGTGTTAAGCCCTCATGTTAGTTCGTCAGACATGACGAGGCAGCAGGTCTACTCCGTGGATTCCTTAAGCCGGATGATGGCAGGTATTCAGGAGATGATGGGGAATTTCTCTGCCGGTAATACAGGAGATATTATCATACCGGTATACCTTGGCGGAACGCTGCTTGATGAAGTAATTGTAAATGCACAGTCCAGACAGAATCTGAAATCAGGAGGCAGGTAGTATGGCATTTATTCAATATCTGATATTTGATGGTGTGACACTGCCGCTTCCGGATTCCTATGATGTGGAACTGAAGGATGTAGAGGCAGATTCCGGAGGAGAAACGGAAGCCGGAACCTTCCAGAGGGATGTGGTACGGACAGGGGTGGTTACCATTCAAGTATCTTTTTCCGTCAGCCCCAAGTGGCTGGAGAAGCTGACGAAGTTTAAACAGAAGAAGAAAATCACCGTGGACTATTTTGATACGGAAACGCTTGAAACCAGACGTACAGAGATGTATGTGGAAGGCTATAAAGCCAGCCTGAGAAAGGATACTTCGTATAAGGGGCTTTGGACAATGTCTTTCGCATTGAAGGAATTCTAAGAAAGGGGTGTTTCATGTATCCGGTCAGTGAAGCGTTTTTAAATGCAGTGCAGGAGAACACCCGTGTTTTTTTCTGGACAGGAAGTATTGAAACCAAAAAGGGAGTGGTTTATGAGTTTGGAAATGAGGACATCGTCAAAGGTTCCGGCTATATTACCAGTCAGTGCTGTGGAAACACCGAGATTGAGATTGGTACAGTGTATGCGGCTGAACTGGGAATATCCCTGTTTTCTTCCATTGACCGTTATACTCTGGATGATGCAAAAGTAAGGTTATTCTATCATCTGCAGCTTGCTGATGATACTTACGAGATTGTGCCGATGGGAGTTTTTGAGGTCAGCGAGGCAAACCGAACCAGACGGTGTCTCGAAATTAAAGCTTATGATTACATGCTTCGGTTTGAAAGAGACTTTAATGGGTTTGAAACAGTGGGGAATGCGTATGCCCTGCTTTCTTTATGCTGTAAAGCCTGTAATGTGGAACTGGCACATAGGCAGGAGGAAGTAGAAGCAATGCCAAATGGAGCAGAGGTACTTTCAATTTATCCTGAAAATGATATTGAAACGTACCGGGATGTCCTTTTCTATACGGGTCAGGTGTTGGGCTGCTTTTTTGCAATCAACCGGGAAGGCCGTTTGGAAATTCGCAAATATGGCAGCACATCCGTATTCACCATTTCCGATAAGCACCGCTTTACAAGCAGCTTTTCAGATTTCATCACCCGCTATACTGCTATCAGTTCCACCAATGTGAGAACGCAGATTGCAGAGTATTATTCTCTGGAGCAGGATGACGGATTAACCATGAATCTTAGTATTAATCCATTATTGCAGTTCGGTCTTGAGGAGACGAGAAAGAAGCTGTTGGAAAATATCTTAGCTGATTTATCGGTCATCTGTTATGTTCCTTTTGATTCAGATACCATAGGAAATCCGGCACTGGATCTGGGAGATGTGCTTATCTTCTCAGGTGGCCAGGCAGATGAGAAACAGCTATCCTGCGTTACCGGATATACCTGTAAAGTGAATGGAAAGCATAAATTAAAATGTGTTGGAAAGAATCCGAGATTGGCACAGGCAAAATCTAAAAATGATAAAAATATTTCCGGACTGCTGAACCAGATCGAAGCCGGGAGGATAGGAATCCATACTTTTACCAATGCTTCCGGATATAGTATTGGGGAGACAGATGTGAGGATAATCAGCATAGAGTTTGCGGCAAGTGAGGAAACTCATGTGCAGTTTCAGGCGGTGGTGCTAGTGGATGTCATGGCCGGACAGGTTACAAAGAATGGAAAAGCAAAAGGTACGATTATCATTCCAATTCTGGGGGCAGCAGAGGATGGGAGCAGCATCACAAATGATGTCAGCGTGGAAGTGGAACTTCCGGTAACATTTGCTGAAGATGGAAAGGCAGAGGTTTTTGTTACTTATGAGTTTAATGATGAGAAAATCCTGATCCATCATCCAGCGGAAACATGGAGCAGTGGAAAACACATCCTGTCCCTTTATTACCCTGTGGATCATCTGACCCCGAATATCACCAATACGTTCCATGTATATCTGCGGATAACCGGAGGGAACGGCATGATTGAAACGGGCGGATGCATTGCTTCCATCAGTGGGCAGAGTATGGCGGCAGCGATGGCCTGGGATGGTACGATTACATTGGAAGAGAGCATTACTCCATTTTCAGTACAGACAGGTCTCATTACAGAGACAATTGCAGATGATGTTTTCTTCCAGACAATGGAGGAAATGAAAACGAATATGGCAGATAGTATCGGCATGGCAGCAATCGGTGCATTTGGCAGACCGGTCGATATGAGTTGGGAGGATTAAAAATGCAGTTAAAAGGAAATATGACCATAGAATTGACCGATGTGAATACAGACGAAGTAACCGTCATAACGGAAGAAAACATGGTGACAAACTCCGTGAATAACATTCTGGGATTAAATCCAATGGGGGTGTTTTATGAGGCTGGGAGTAGCTACGATGGGATTGCCTGGCAGGGAAACCTTCTGCCAATCTGTCCCAATATGGTAGGCGGCATCCTGTTATTCGCACAGGCATTAGACGAAAATACAGACAACATTTATACGCTTTCCGGGAATATGCCGGTGGCATATGCTTCCAATGATGTAAATGCAACGGCGAATCTGGCGAGAGGCAGTATGAACCAGACAGAAAGTAAGAAGATAGATAACGGTTATAAGTTTGTATGGGAATTTACTCCAAGCCAGGGAAACGGAACAATAGCGGCTGTGGCACTGACCAGTGCACAGGGAGGTGCAAACGCTTATGGCAGCTTAGTAAATGACAGTACTACATTTTTGAAGTTAAAAGGCATTTCCCTCCCGTCTGCCATGACGAAAGCGGAACTGCTGGTGTTGTTTGAAGCGGTGGAAGTGGATTTTGAAGGAAATTGTTTTTACACCATCACTTATGAAAGTACAGGGGTGAGAATC